GATGGAGAGATTGACGAAGATCAAGAGGCAGGCATGGCTCCGGGAATGATTAACCTCGCCGCTGATGCTACTTCAAAGGATTGTGACTGCGACGGATGTGCCGCTTGCGCAGATGATGGTGGATGCGACGACGATATCTGTAAGGGTTGCACCAAGATGGCGGCTAAATCTGCCGACATTTCTAAGTGCCTCGAGTGTGGATGCCACGACGTATCTAACGCACACGGCAAAACAACTGTTCAGATTGCTGGAAACAATGGCGGAATTTCTACAAACTCTAACGTTTCTACCGCCGTCATTATGACTCCTGAGCAAAATGCTGGTTCTATTAAGTCAGCAGAGGGCGAAGATGCCCCTGCCCCTGTCGCTGATCCTGAAGAGGAAGTAAAGACGGACGTTACTGAAGAAGTAACAACAACAGAGATTCTTGATGAAAAGTCGGTAACGGCTATTATCGAGAAAGCAGTAAAGAGTGCTACCGATAGTGTCAAGGCTGAGATTGCTGAACTTCAGAGCGCAACAAAGGCGGCTGAAGATAAGGCGATGGCTCTTGAATCGGAACTCGTAATTGCTAAGTCAGCCGCGGTCTCCGGTGGTCCGAAGAGGACAGGAAGAGTCGCCGTAACTGATAATAACGAACTCCTAATCAAAGCCGCTGAATATCGCCTAAAGGCATCAGCGACCTCAGATCCAATCCTCGCTAAAGGCTATAAGGCACTCGAAAAGGAATACCTCGAGAAGTCCGGCAAAGTCTCAAGCGAAGATAACTAACCCACTCTCGAAAGGAATAATCGTGGCTCTTCAAGCCCCTAAAGCCTCCGACCTATTTGGTGAAGATGTTTCACCTAAGAAGGCGGCTAAGAAGATGGACGAGTTTCAAACTGAACTCAATAAGTCTTTCTCACTACCAAACTCAAATGGTCTAACCCCTGCTCAAGATCCTACTGCGGCACTCGAAGCACTAGCGGCTACTAAGTCACTCGCTCCGGATGCACTCGCTGGCTTGAATAACGCAATCGCTTCACAGCGTCTTGCTCTTCAGGATATGCAAAAGGATATTACCCTTACAAGCCCACTCAGCACTTCTTTCGCGGCGTTTGACCTCGAAGCACCTGCTAAGTTGCTTACACCTCGCCCAACACCACTTCGTAACCGTATCCCTCGTAAGAAGGGCGTAGGTACTTCCCACCGTATCAAGCGCATCACCGGTTACACAGGTACAGGTACCGGCGGACAGGGACAGATCTGGCCAGGCGTTACTGAATCAACAACTACTGCTTTCGGTTCAATCAACTTCGAGCGTGGCGCAAAGATTTCATACACATCTGATGATCTAATCTTGCCTTACAACTCTTACTCTCTATCAGATAGCGTTTCTTTCGACGCTAACTTCTCTGGTCTTGGTTACCAAGATCTTCGCCAGTTGTCTTCAACATCTACTCTCTACGCAACAATGCTTATGGAAGAGCGCATGATGCTTATGGCACGCGGTACTGCTTCAGGATATGCCGGTGCTCTTTCTGCGCCAACATTTACTAAGGCGGCTCCATCAACAACTGGTTCTCAGGTTGCTCTTGCGGCTACAACTTATTACATTAACGTCACTGCTGACGCTGGCGTATCAAGTTCCGGCTTCGGTGAGTCTATCCTCGGTACAGAAACTTCACAGGTCGTTGGTTCAGGTGCAGTTCTAACTGTTACAGTATCAACTCCAGTTGCGGGTGCTCTTGGTTACAACATTTACGTTGGAACAACAACAGGTGCCGCTAACCTCAAGTATCAGGGAACTCTTAAGGGAACCGGTACTTTCACAATTCAGGGTGCTGGCGCTACTGGTCTAACTGGTAACAACGCCGCGCTTACAACAACAGGTGCCGCGGCTTCTCGCGCATCTGCTGATACTTCAGCATACGCAACAGGTTACGACGGAATTCTTCCAACAGTACTTGGTGCTAACTCAGGTTCAAACTACTCAATCAACTCTACTTTCTCGAATACAAATCCGGGAACTGAGTATCAGAAGGTCTTTGCTGACCTTTACAACGCTGTTAAGGCTGATCCTGATGAGATTCTCATCAACGGTTCTGACCGCAAGCAGTTGTCTGATGCGATTAAGGGATCTGCTAACGCTAACTATCGTCTTCAGATTTCACAGGACGAAACTTCAGGCGTTACCTATGGTTCCGTAGTTGCTGGAATCGTGAACGAAGTAACAGGTAAGAGCGTTCCTCTTACTGTTCATCCGTGGCTCCCACAGGGCGTATCACCGGTTATGTCATATACTTTGCCAATTCCTGATACTGAGGTATCTGACGTATGGGCAAACTACCTTGTACAGGATTATATGGGCATACAATGGCCGGTAACACAGTTCGCGTACGAGTTCAGCACGTACTTCCGCGGCACATTCTTCTGCTCCGCTCCAGCATGGAACGGCGCAGTATCAGGAATCATCGCGGCTTAATAAGTCGGTTAAAACGGCAGGGAGAGGGCTTTACGGCTCTCTCCCTGTTTCACTAAAGAGAGGCAAATTAAAATGGCAAGACTGGTTCCAAGAGATGGCTTCGCTAAAGAGGTCGAGATTAAAAGGCAATCCGGCACTAAAGTTTTACGGGCAGACAGAACAGGTTTATACAGGGCGGAAAACCCTCGAGATATTGCGGCTCTAAAGGCTGAAGGTTTTACCGAAGGTAACTTGGCATTACACACAACAGGAGATAACGAGCGCGGGTATAATTGCTCTAAGTGCGGGTTCGGTTCGTGGTTTAAGTTATGCTCACGATGCGGACACGAAGCGGTAGATCCTCAAACAGACGGAGAGTAAGTAAATGGCTTCAGCAGTATCGCCGATAACGCAGTTTCAATCAGGCTCGTATCTGACTATTGCTGAATACAAAAATGCCCCGACTGCTATTGACTATAACAACCTCGTCGTAGGTGGAACGAGTGCTCAGCAGGATGCTGAACTTGCCGCCGTAATTCAACGGGCTTCTTCGTGGATAGATATTTACGTCAATCAGCCCCTTATTGCTCAGAACTTTCAGGAGCAATCTCGTACTCGTATTACTCAAGAGGGCTACATGGTGCTCTCGCCTGACTATAACAACGTCGTGGCTCTAAACTCCTTGTCGTATGGTGCTACCCCAACTAACTTAATTACAGTAACTGATGGTGCGTTACAGTCTGCTTGGTTCGAGAAGTCACAAATCGTAATGCCTTTGAGTCAGATAGGGCTTTCCTATTCCTCGCAAGGTCCGTTATCTTTCGGCTTCCCGCCTAACTCAAGATCTCGTATCTATGCTTCCTTTAACTACTGCGCCGGATTCTGTAATGGAAATATCAATACGGCTACGGCTGGTCAATCTTCCTTTACTATGATTGACCCTATCGGACTTACTGCCGGTACTGTAATTACTATTTATGATGGTCAATACACAGAGCAGGTCGTAGTATCTTCTAATTACACTTATGGCTCAAGCACTGTGGCTATTACTACCCCTCTTAAATACGCACACGCTTCCGGAGTTGCCGTAGGTAATATGCCTCAGGCAATCAAAGAGGCGGCTATCTTGGCAACTACTGACTTCCTCAAGGTACGTGGAGATAACTCCCTTACTATGGCTATTACTACTCGTGCTACGGCTGGACCAGCGGCAGGTTCCGTATTCGGAACTGATCTTGAACTCGCTAAGCAACTTCTTGCGCCTTTCCGACGGATGCGCTAAATGGCAGTCGGTCGTTCGCAGTTACGCTCTACCCTTTACTCGTATCTTACGGGTGCAAATATTGCTACCCTAAATCAAATTTTTACTTCTTTCCCAAAAAGAATAAATTACCAAGTCAATGCTCAGGCTGGTCAAATGAGTCGTGCCGCGGCTGTAATCTTTATCGCCAGCGAGCGCGAAACTCGTTTGGCTATTGGTGGAGCAACGAGCGGATGGAAGCGTGTAGATTTTCAAGTGATCCTTCAGGTATTTCACCACTCGGTTCGAAGTAACTCCGAGGATGCAATGGCAGATTTTGATACACTTATCGACAACATTAAAAATACTCTTCGCGCTAGTCATAACTTCGGAGATACCTCTCAAGTAAATGTGTGGCAAGGTGCGGAGCCGGTAATTGAGTGTATGTACGGAGAACCTTCGACTTCAGATAGTGGAGCGACGGAAACCTTTGCAGAGATTCGATTCGATGTTACACAAATGATTCAGGCTTAGGGAGAAAAATGGCAACGTATATCTACAACGGGGATAGTGTTCGGGAGTTCCCAACTCTTGCGCTTACTGTCAAGCCGGGTGACACTTTTGAGTCTGTTGAGGAAATTATCTCAGCAGATGTAACTCTTGCCGCAACAAAGAAAACAACAACAACGTCAGCCCCGTCTGACTTAACGCAAGGAGCGTGAGTAAGTGTCAGTTCAAAATACACACCGGTCGTATATAGGTATCGCAAAAGAAACTACTAAGGGAACTCCGGTAACTACACCGGTTGCCTACATTCCTGTTATTGCTAATACCCTAAAGCCTCAAGATATTTATACGCCTCTTTATGATGAAGGCTTACGTGGATCTCTTGTTAAGAATTACAACTACCTTCAGGGCCGTGTTCACTCACAGTTCGACTTCGGTGGAGCAGTATTCGCCGATACAGTAATTTATCCTCTCGCTGGAGTGCTTGGCGAAGATGTAGTTAGTGGATCTGCGCCATACGTTCATACTCT